GCCCGCAGCAGGCTGACGCCGCCCGTCACATTCGAGGCGTTGGTCGCGTTCTTGGCGTACCCGGTCAGGGTTTCGCTGGCGAAGTTGGCGGTAAGGCCGCGAGGGAAGGGAGCACTCCGACCTCCGGCTGTAGTGGCCCCGCCGATCGTCTTCCTGCCGCCGGACGTGCGGTTGTCGCCGTCGTCGCGGGGGAAGCCGAAGAGCAGGCTTGCGGCCCCGGCGGTCGTCGGCGCCCCGATCGTGTTCCGCAGCCCGCAGGTGTCGAGCGCGGCGGTCAAGACACGCGGCACGGTTGGGCAGCGGAAGGTACAGAGCAGGCTCTCGCCCCCGGCGACGTTGCAGGCGGCCGTCTTGTTCTTCGCCTATCCGGTGCGGGTGGCGTTGGCGGCGTCGACCGCAAGGTTCGGGCTGGTGCGCAGGGCGCCTCGAAGCAGGCTGTTCCCGCCTGCGGTGGTGGCTGCGTCGGTTGTGTTCCGAGCTCCGCTCGCGAAGCTAGCGGCGCTAGAGACGCGCCTCGGTCTTGGCAGACGCGGGGCTCGGAGCAAACTGGCGCCACCGACGACTCTTGCGGCGGCGGTCGCGTTTCTCGCCTACCCCGTCAAGGTGGCGCTCGCGCGACGGTTGCCGACAACACAGTGGAAGGTACGGAGCAGACTTGCGCCGCCGACCGTGGTGGCGGCAGCGGTCGTGTTCCGCAGGCCGGTGGCGGCGCTGGTCGCGACCGTCACCCGCACCGGGATGCTGCGCCGCAACGCACGGAGCACGCTCGCCCGCGAGATCCCTGTGCTCGCGTTCCTCGCCCGCCCGGTGCAACGGTTGCTTGCGGTCGCGCAAACACGCGACAGGTACAAGCGGCAGACCCGCGTACGGGTCGGCAAACCTGCGGCGGTCGGTGCGGCAGTCGTGTTCCGTCCGGTCGTCCGGGCGCTGGTCGCGCGTACCTCGCTGCAACGGGTGCGGCGACCGGGCAAGTCCCGGTTGTTCCCGCCGAACTTGGAGACAGCCGTGTATATCGTCGTCGGGTTCTTCCGGCGCGGCCGACCGGGCGGCCCTGATGCAGGCACACCCGATAGCACCACGTTCGACGGGCCAGCACCGGGCGGGCCGGACGCAGGCTCCCCGGAAGGTGACTTCTACGACCGTGGCACACCAGGACAGGGGTTTTAGATGAGCGACCTTCAGGTGTGGCAGGTCGGGAACCGTAACCCTTCGATCACTGAGACGGTCGAGATCGACGGGGAGCCGTTCCCGTTGTCCGCTTCGACGGTGACGTTCTCGATGCGGGCGGTGGGAGCGACGACCCCGAAGGTGAACGCGGCCGCCGCGGTGATCGTGAGCGCCGTGGCGGGCACCGTCCGCTACGACTGGGCGGCCCCGGACGTTGATACCGCTGGCACCTATCTCGTTTGGTGGACGGTCACAACGTCTGGGAAAACCCAGGACGTCGGTGAAGCCGTCATCGAGTTCCGGGCGCACGCGCCGATCACCAACGCGTACGTGGAGCTTGAGGAGATGAAACGCACCCTGTCGTTGGAGGGCAGCACCTTCGCCGACCTTGACCTAGAAACCGTGATCGTCGCCGCGTCCCGCGCTATCGACCTGCATTGTGACCGGCGGTTCTGGGCTGACACCGGCACTACCAACGTCCGCTATTACGACGCGCTCGCATCCGGTCTGGTGCTGATCGACGATCTCGTCACCCTGACGACACTGAAGGTCGACCAGAGCGAGGACGGCACGTTCGAGGAGACATGGGTCGCGAACACCGACTATGTGTTGAAGCCGTTGAACGCGGCTGCGGACGGGTGGCCGTACACGCGGATCGAGACGAACCCGTACGGGTCACTGCGGTTTCCGTACGGGTCACGGATGGTCGAGGTGACCGGCAAGTTCGGCTGGCTGGCGGTGCCGCCGGCGGTGAAGACCGCGACGATCATGCTGTCCGGCCGGTACACGAAACGGATGCGTGAGGCTCCGTTCGGTGTTGCGGGGATCGGCCCGGACGGTGAGGCGGTACGTATCGCCGCGATCGACCCGGACATCCAGCAACTGTTGGCGCCGTTCGTGAGGCACCCGAACGTCTGATGGCGAACCCAGAGGACATTCGTGCCGGTCTTGCCGGCGCGCTTCGCGCTGCGTTCAGGGACGTGCAGGTGAGCGAGTACGTGCTGGCGAACCCGACCGCGCCAGGGCTAGAGATTGACATGGATCCGGAAGGCGTCAGCTACGACGAGGCGATGGCCCGTGGTCACGACGAGTGGTGGTGGATCGTGCGCGGGTTCGTGTCCGGGGCGACCGATAAGGGCGCTCAGATCCGCCGGGACGAGTGGCTCGCGTCGAGCGGCTCGAGCTCGGTGAAGGCGGCGGTGGAGACGGACGAGACGCTAGGCGGCGCTTGTTTCGACCTGCGGGTTGTGAGCGCCCAGCCGAGGGTTTACACGGTCGATAACTCGCAGTACGTGGGCGCCGAGTGGCGCGTCCAGGTCTGGGCAACAGGCATCTAAGCGAAAGGGTCGGGAATGGGACACAGGTACCGGGTGACCGGAGATCAGCCCCTGTCCGTGGACGGCAAGACCTACGGGAAGGGTGACGAGTTCAGCACCGACGAGTTCACGGACGAGCAGGAGCAGCAGCTAATCGAGGGCGGTGCGATCGAACCGTTCCGTAAGGTCGACGACAAGCCTTCCGACAAGAAGGAGGGCTAGCCCGTGGCTATCTACAACCTGCGCGACGCAAGCGTCGTTTTCAACTCAGTAACGCTAAGTGACCATGTGCGGTCGGTCGAGATCAACATGAGCGCCGACGACCTGGACGCGACCGCGATGGGTGCCACCTCCCACACCCATGTGCCGGGGTTGCGTGACGACCGAATCGTGATCCGATATTTCCAGGATCACGCGTCCGGGTCGGTAGACGCGACCCACGCCCCGTTGCTCGGCAATTCGGCCGGCGCTGTCTTGGTGGTCAAGCCAACCTCGGCGGCTGTCGGTGTGTCGAACCCTTCGTACACGGTGACCGCGATCATCCTTGATTATCAGGCGTTGGGTGGCGAGGTCGGGAACCTGTCGATGATCGAGGTTTCGTATGTGCCTGCACCCAACTCGAGCATCGTTCGCGCCACGTCGTGACGACCGTTCGCGTCAAGGGGCTGCGGTCGCTTCTGCGGGCGACCGACGCCGCGGGGAAGGACACGAAGCGGTTGGTGCGGGACGAGCTCCGGAAGGCTGCGGAGCCTGTGCGGCGTGAGGCTGCCGTCCGGTTCGCGAGCACGGACGCTCGTTCCGCCGGCCGGTATGGGATCTCGGTGCGGAGGGTGGGAACGGTGTCGGTGGAGCAGCGGCTACGCAGGACGACGGGGCAGCACCCGGAGTTCGGCAGGTTGCAGATGCGGCGTGCGCTCGTTCCCGCCCTGGAGCACAACACCGAGCGTGTGGTCGCGCAACTGGACGAGGCGTTGGAGCGGCTGACCCGCGAGTGGGGTGCCGGAGGATGAGACTAAAGGTGACGGGAGTGAAGCCGTGGGACGGCGAGTACGAGATGGACTTCACGTTCACGAACCGAGAGATGCACCGGATCAAACTGCTCTCGGGTTTGCGGGGCGCCGAGGTGCTGGACGCGCTGATGAACGACGACTGGGGCGGCTTTGTCGCGGTCGCGGTCGTGGTGTTGGAGCGGGCCGGTCTGCGCCCTGACCCGGATGACTTCTGGGACGCCGATGCCGGAAGCCTGACGCTAGACGCGTCCGAGGTCGCGACCGTCCCTTTGGACGAGACGACGGCCGAAGGAGACTCCGGCGATCCCAGCGTGAGCGGGCCATCTTCTGGGCCACCTTCGAGCGGCACTTCGGTGATCCCGGAGACAAACCCGAGCGGTACTGGCATCCGTGGCTTGGAAGCGAGTGCGGTGTGAGTCCGGCCGAGGTGGGGGAGTTGACGCCGCAGCAGCTTGAGGAGTGCCGCGAGTTCGCGGAGAAGAAGGGCGTGGTGTTCTCTGATGTCTAGACGCCGGCTCGAGGTCGAGATCGTCGGGGATGAGAAGAACCTGAACCGGACGTTGGGCCGCGCCGAGAACCGGATCCAGAGGTTCGGGCGGTCGATCGCACGGCAAAGAGTGGCGGGATTGCAGGGCTCCTCGGTGGCGGGCGGGGATTGATCGGCGGCGCGGCGCTCGGGGTCGGACTTGCGAAGACGATCGGTGCCGCGCAGGAGGCGCAAGTGGTGCTGGGTCAGACGAAGGTCGCGGTGGACGCGCTCGGGCTGGGCTGGACGCAGAACGCGAGGCGGATCGACGCTGCGGCAACCCAGATTTCTAAGGCCGCATCGCTCGACGACGAGGAGGTCTTGCAGTCGTTTCAGATGCTCGTTCGAGGTGCCGGCGACATCGACACGGCTCTGCAGCGGACGGCGCTCGCCGCGGATGTGGCGCGAGGCCGGTACATCTCACTTGAGCAGGCGACGGCGCTCGTTAACAAGGCCGCGATGGGCCAGGTCGGAGCACTCCGCAGGGCGGGTATCCAGATCAACGCTAACGCGACCGCGGCGCAAGCTCTCGACCTGTTGCAGCGTAACTTCGCGGGTGCGGCCGAGAACTATTCCGATCAGTCGGTTGCTGCGGTAGAGCGGCTGTCGGTGGCGTGGGAGAACCTGGCCGAGAAGATCGGGGGGCCGGTAACGGATTCGCTCGCGGTGTTGGCAGAGGGAACCGTCTCAGCGATGGACAAGATCGGTGCGGCGTTCGACAAGCTCACCGGGCGGACGGATCAGAAGGGTTGGTCGACGCAGGAGATTGGCGGGAAGCTGATGCTGATTCCGCCGCAGTCTGCGATCCCTGGCCCGGACGAAGGAACACGGGGCACACCCGGACGGTTGGACGGCAGCGCCACCCCGGCGAAGGGGCGTGGCATTCCGAGGATCACGGGGCTGTCGTCGCGTCTGCAGGAACAGATCATGGACGCGAGGCTTAAGGGCACCGATGAGGCGCTGTTGCGGGCGCTCAGGGGTGCGCAGGGCACCTTGCAGGCTGGCCTCAACGACCCGCGGTTGAAGAGCAAGGAACGGATGGGCCTGAAAGCGGCGCTTCTGTCGGTGACCGGGGAGATCGACTCGATCACCGAGGGTATCGCGGCCGAGGCCGAGCAGGCGAAACAGGATGCGAAGGACGCCGCCGCCGAAGCGGTGAACGCCCGCAAGGACGCCCGCGAGAAGCGCAAGCGAGCTCAGGAGGCCGCGAGAGCGAACCGGAAGCGGGCGCTCGAGGAAGCAGCCCGCGCGGCCGAGGAGTTCCAACGGAAGATGGAGGAACGCGCCGACAACCTCAAAGACGCCGCGCTCCGTGCGTTGGATCGGATCCGTGACCGGCGTGACTTCGGCCGTGAGATGGCGGACGCGCAGGAGAAACTCGCGCTCGCGCAGAGGATCGGCTCACCTGGCGCGGTGCGCGAAGCGAAGGGCGTGATCGGTGACCTCCGGTTGGACAGGGCGCGGA